CTGTGTTATAATTTTAAATAAAAACGAAAGATGAAAAAGTGGATAGGTCTTAGTTTAGGTGCAGTTCTCGGTATTGGACATATCGGTATGATTGGTATACTTGCCAATAGAGAAAGTAAATTACCATCATTAGATATTCCTGTGGGTGATTACACATCGTATAAAGTAAGTGTATCGGAAGAGGGATATGCTATTTCATATAAAGCAAACGATCCTAAAACAGCCTTCATTACTAAAGATATTAAGGAGAAAGGTGGTTTCTTAGGACTTGCAAATGAGACAACTAAGACTACAGAAGAATATTTCATGGATGGTCAGACTAATCAAGGTGGTGCGGTATCTAATACCAGATCATGGATAGATCAGAAGCCTGGTTTGACCACTGATCAAGCAGAACAGATAACTCAAATACGAAAAAGTGAAGCCTGTGTCAAAGCAATTGGATCAGCGGAAGGTACAGGCAGATTGGTTGGGACTAGTATTGGTGCTGCTGCTGCTCCTACTGTTTCCTCTATTCCCTTTGTTGGTTGGGTTGTGGCTGGTTGGGTAGCCATGTTTGGTGGAGATCAAGGTGCAGAAATAGGTGGTTCTATGGCAGAGGATCTTAACAAAAATTGTTAGGTTTAGATAAATAAAGATAAAGACGTAAAATAAATGGCCATAAATCCAGCCCTAAGACAGGTATCGAATAGGAACTTTTTGTCTCCTGTTGGATTCAAGTTAAAAATTAATAAGTGTCCAAAGGTAGATTTCCTTGCAACGCAGGCCAATTTGCCAGGCATCACACTTGGAACTGCAGTTCAATCTAACCCATATAAAGATCTTGACATTCCAGGCGACAAACTTGTCTATGATGATTTCCGTGTTTCATTTGTTGTAGATGAGGAGATGGAAAACTATAAACAAATATACAAATGGATGATAGGTTTAGGATATCCAAATAGTCAAAGAGACTTTACGGATATGAAATTAGAAGATGTTTACCATCCAGAAATAGGAGATAGAGATAATCCTTATGCTGAATTTTCTGATGGTACACTTCAAATATTGAATAGCAACCTAAGACCACAATCTTATGTTAAAATAGAATCAATGTTCCCTGTTAGTTTATCAACTCTAGATTTTGATGCATCTAACACAGACATCAACTACTTCCAAGCTCAAGTAGTATTCAAATATCAAATTTTCCAATTACTAGATAAAGACTTCAAAGAAGTATGAACCTTGAAACAATTCAGTCAATGTGGGAAAAAGATTCTCGTATTGATCCTGATGAATTACACACCGCTTCCTTAGTGGTTCCTACATTACATGCAAAATACTACCAACTTTTTAATGACCTAAGACTTCTCAGAGCCAAAGCAAAGAAGACATATCAAAAAGCATATCAAGAAAGATACCTATATTATTCTGGAAAGGCTGAACCAGA